ACGCTGTTTGGCGGGGAGAAGGGCGGCTCGGGGAAAAGCACCCTAGCGGTGTCGTACGCCGCGATGCTTGCGGGGGAAGGGCGCGACGTGCTGCTGGTCGACGCCGACATGCAGGCATCCGCCGCGAAGTGGAACGGCATCCGCGACGCGGAACAAATCGTGCCGCAAATCACCTGCGTGGCCATCTACGGCGACAGCCTCGCCAGCCAGATCCGCGCTTTGATCCCAAAATACGACGACATCGTGATCGACACGCGAGGCTCCGACGCGCCCGAGCTTCGCGCCGCGATGCTCGTCGCCAACACGATCGTCACGCCGGCGCAGACCAGCCAGTTCGACATTTTCACGTTCGCGACGATGGATCGGATCGTGGAGCAGGCGAGGGGCTTTAATCCGGAACTGCGCGCGCTGGCCCTGATCAACCGTGCGCCGACAAACGCCCGGTCGACGGAAGTAGATGAAATGCGCGCGGCGCTCGCGACGTTGCAGCATTACACGCTGCTGCCCGGGCACATCTGCGACCGTAAGGCATTCCGATCCACAGCGCGCGATGGCCGTGCCGTCACGGAGTACGCCCAGCCCGACCACAAGGCCGTAGCCGAAATGCGCGCCCTCGCACTGGAGATCACGCAATGAACGCAACCGCAAAGCGCGGATTCCGCGACCCGATGGAGTTCGTGCACGCCGCGAACGAGCCTACGAGCCCTCAAACGGCCCCGCACACGGCTCCGGAGCCATTACCCGCGACCGAGGCACCCGCGAAGCCGGCCGAGGCGCGTATGGCCCCGCAAATCCCGAGCCGCCGCGCTCCGCCCACGCGGCCAGCGAACGTGCGCATCCCTGTGGACTTGCACGAGGAACTGCGCCAGTTCTGGAAAGACACCGACATCCCCATGAGCGAGGTGATGATCGAGGGCACGCGCGAGCGCCTCGCAAAGCTGAAGAAGCAATATGGCCTCGGGTAAGGCAACGCGGGGAGGGGATGGAAAAGGCTGTCAAAAAATCATCGCCTATCGAAGTTGATCTTTAAAGAAAACATCCTTTAAAAACCTTTAGACCGGTGGAATCCAATGCCAGCAACGGATTCAGCCGAATCAGGACACCAAGTTTGGGATGAAAAGACACCAAGCCTGGGATGAGAAGGACACCATCTTTGGGAAAGGACACTATCGTTGGGATGAGGGGCAGATCACTGTGCAGCGAGCCGCATCCATTTGATTTAAAAGCACGTTTTTGATTTTGCCGGCAACCAAAGGACCCAATCTTTGGGGAATGGACACCATCCTTGGGGGAAAGGACACAGTCCTTGGGGGAGCATCCCAAAGACGGTGTCCTTTCCAAAGGACACCGGATTGATTGCAAGTCGTGCCCTTTCGTCATACAGTGATTAGCCGAAAGGAGAGAGCACCACATGCAGAACATCACGCCATCGTCGGAGGTGCGCAAGCACGTATCCGCCGTCCACGTAAGCGGTGAGCTATCGCTTCTCGAGCGCAGACTCGTCAACCTGCTGCTTTTGAACGCCTATGACGACCTTCCGAGCAAGCGAAAATTCACGCTTCCGGTGAGCACGCTTTACGCAATGCTGGACGTCAAAAGCAACAATATTGACCACCTGAAAAAGGCGCTGCTCGGGATCATGAGCACGCCGATCACGTTTGACCTGTTCAACTCGGACAAGAAAAAAGGGAAGTGGGCAGCAGCCCCGCCGCTCTCCTATGCCGGGATTGAAGATGGCATCTGCACCTACGAGTACAGCGAGTTTTTAGCAGAACGCCTTGCGAACCCGGACATTTATGCAGTGATCAGTATCGGAGTTCAACGGAAGCTGCGCGGCGCGTATGCGCTGGCCCTGTACGAGAACTGCGTCCGATATGTGAAGCGCCCAGGATACGAAAGCGGGACTGGCTGGATCGCGGTAGACATGTGGCGTGCTCTGCTTGGCGCACAGTCTGAGCTTTACAACGCATTCAAACGGTTTTCCGACAAGGTGCTGAAGCCAGCGATAGCCGAAGTCAATGCCCTGTCGAACATCACGATAACACCGGAATATAAGCGCGAAAACCGCAGCGTCGTCGCAATCAGGTTCGACGTCGAGTATGCCCGACAGCAGTCGTTGATCGAGATAAGCGAGGCACAGGAGGCAGAGATCCGCGCGTCGGAACTGTTCACCCGGCTGAACGCGATCGGTATCGGAGGCCAACTTGCGATCGCGTGGATTCAGCAAACGCCCGAACGTGCGCTGCTGACTGCAATAGCGACCGAAGAAGCAGCACAGAAGGCCCGCAACAAGCCGATCCGGAACATTGGTGCGTACGCGCAGGCCGTCTACGCGACGGAGCCGGAGCGATTGAAGCGACCACCGGCAGCAGAAAAGCCGCCGGAGCCGATGGCTGGCAAAAATGCAGTGGCGCAGCGGGAGGAAGCGGAGAAGGATGCACAGGCGGCAAAGACGCGCGCGATGGTTGCCAGTTTGACCGACGGCGAGCGATCGATGATTGCCGCCGAATTCATCGCCGAAACTGGATCGACAAGCTACGACTCCGAACAGGGCCGGTTCAAAAAGGCTGCCGAGAACACCGCTTACCGGGCGTTCACCATTCAACGGGCGTCGGGAGTTGTGGCAGCGCGAGGCAACACGTGAAGTGGTACATTAATCCTTGAAAACCAACGACAAACGATGGATTCAACCATGATCGACACGTTGAAACTGACCAAGCGGCTGACGGACGCCGGAATGGATCGCAAGCAGGCAGAGGCCGTCGCCGACGAGCTAAACGCTGGCTTCAAAGAGTCGGCCGTCACAAAAGCAGACTTGGCCGCCGCGCTCGCAAAGACCGAAGCCAAGCTCATCGGCTGGCAGTTCGGCATCGCGCTCGCGCTGTTCGGTGCGCTGAAATACATCCACTGACCGCGCCGCGATTTGTCCGGTTGATAATTTTCTTTATGTCAAATTGCGTTGAAAACTAAGGGAAACATGCCATGAGCACCCCACTTGACCCCCTCATCTCCGAGTTCGCGACGCAAGAAGAAGCCGACGCGTACGACCGCTGGTTTCGCGCCAGGGTACAGGCATCGATAGACGATCCGCGCCCCGGCATCCCGCATGATCAGGTGATGGCAGAAGCCGAGGCGATCATCGCCGAGGCCGAACAGCGCCGACACGCAAAGCAAGCATGACGCTTCCGCTAATCTGGAAGCTCGAAGCGCGCCGGGAATTCCTCGACCTCATCCGCTACATCGCGGAGCGCAGCCCGCAGGCCGCCCGAGACATGCGCCGCCGCATCCAGGCATCCACCCTTCCTGCCGCCGAACATCCATTCCTTTTTCGTGAGGGCCGCGTGCCGGGCACGCGCGAGATTGTTGCGCACCCGAACTACATCGTCGTCTACCGCGTCCGTTCCGAGTGGATCGAGATCGTTAGCGTGCTCCACGCACGCGAGCAATACCCGCCCATCTAGCGCTTCGAAGTCGGGACGACACACTCAGGACAAGCCCCGCCGTGGGGCGTTTCCTGAAGGTGTGACAGATGAGCATCGAAGATCGCGCACAAGAGCATGAGGCCGCAGAGTGGGAGCGGCTTAACCGCGCGAGACAGGCTGCGCCGGAATACAAACCGGGCGACGCGAAGTACGGGCCCGAGGCTTGTGAGGATTGCGACGAACCGATGCCGCCCGAGCGGCGCGCGCGCGGACGGCATCATTGCACGGTTTGTACCGAGTTACTTGAGCGGCGAGCCCGCCAGTTTCGACGGCCCTGACGGCGCCATACAGCCGGTGAGCGCCGCGAGAAGTTTGTCGATGTAGTCGCGGCGCTCCAGGTGGTCCGCCCACAGCTGATCGGCCACCTGAGAGCCGGTCCCCGTCAAAAGAGCCTTGTCGGACAGAAACTCCATGTCCGGCTGCGGCAGCGCCGACACGCACGGCGTCGAGACTTCCACCTTGGCTTCAATGGCCTTCGTTTCCACGATAGGCGGCTGGCTCGGTGCCGACACGCAGCCGGCGAGCAATGCGCTACAGAGCAGCGCGCAGATGCGCAATCTCATCGTCACAACTCCCGTGATTCGTTTTCGGGTCCGCCGCACGCGCACGCAGCGCCGCGATGGTCTTTCGGTCGGCTGCGCCCCGCCCCTGCGCCGCCGCCATCGCATCACTGGCCGCCCTTGACCGGGCCTGACTCTCGGATGCAGCCTGCGCCGCAGCTGCGCTCTGCCGCACGATCGTCGCCGCCAGATCCTGATTGCTCGCCTGCAATAGCCGCGTCTGCCCGAGCGACGTCTGATAGTTCGCCTGCGCAGTGGCCGTGGCCACGCGCTGCTGCTCGAGCGCGACGTACAGCCAGACAATCACCGCCGCGGCCACCAGCACGACAACGGCATCGAGCACGACGTTCCAGTGCGTCAGAAGCCACGCCGGGCCGACGCTGATCGCGAGCCACACGAACATCGCAACGACCACCGCCAAGCCGCCAGTAAGCGCCCAATGCGACGCCAGAGCCTTCAAGACTTCAATCATTGCCATGCCCCTGTGAGAAAGAGTTTGCGATTGGCGGTGCGCCGCGTTTGAAGGCCGGTCGAAACCGCCCCGCCGGCGCGATCCCAGTCGAGAATCGCCTCAGCACAGCCCGCGTAGTCGCCAGCATTTAGCTTCGTGAGCAACGTCGACGGCTTACCGCTTGCCAGCACAACGATGCCGTCGCGGCCCGGGTCAGTGCCGTGCGCGGCGCGGCCGGCACCGACGTTGTAGACGAGATCCGCGAGCGCGGCCTTTTGCGCGGCTGACAGCGGCACCTTCACCGCACCATCGACCACTGCTCCGGCCACCTTGAGCCCCGCGTCCAGACGCCAATCGGCATACGACTGCGCCCATACCGTTCCTTCAACGACGTCCGAGCCGGTGGAGCCCCACCCGCACGTCCACGGCGAGCCACTCAGAGCGCGCAGCGCGGGCTCGTCGGGGATCGCTGCACCCCCAAGCACCTTGAACCACAGCCCGCGCGCCTGTAGCGCTTTCCCGAGCGGCGACATGGGATCCGGATACGCGATCAGATAGCAGCGCTCGAAGTGCTGCGTCATCGACCGGCACAGCGAGATCCACCCGGGGACCACGATTGGTGCCACTTTTGGCACTTCCGGCGCGGGATCGGCCTTCGGGACGGGCGCCACCGCGGCAGGCTGCGGCACAGCAGGCACGACGACCGTTGTCGCCGGCGGCGTCTCTGGCTCGAGGCGCGCAGCGCTCGTGGGCACGGCCGGCGCGGCGACGACAGGAGTGCTCGCGTCTGCCGCCCGCCCAAACAGCGAAGCGAAGATTTTCACGAGCGCGCTGATCATTGCGGATTCTCCGGCGGCGCAGGTGGTGCATCCGGTGCCCGTCGCTGCACCTGAACGTAATGAGCGCCGACGAGCGCGCAGAACAGGATTGCGTACGCAATAGCCTGCTGAAGATGCGCCGGGATAATGGCCTTCAGGTCGTCGGGCACCGAGTGCCACGCGTCGCGGATTTCAGGACCAAAGGCGGAGATGGCTGCACATACAGCCGGGAGGATGACGGACAGCCGCTTATGCAGCGAGCGCCAGTCTTCAGAGAGAGAGAGCTTCATGGTTTGTCGGCCTTTCCGTCGATACGGCGATGGATTTCAGACAGGCCCGCGCGGGTCTCTTCCATGTTCTTGTTCACGGCGTCAATAAGACGCCCGATGGTCTGGTCGAGACTCGCGATTGCTTTCTCGAGGCCGTCCTTGGTCACACACGTCTCCGCGACGTGCAGCTGGTGCGCCGCGATCTTCGCGAGTGCATCGCGCGCGTCCTGCCTGACACTCAGGTAGAGGAACCACAGGACTGTGCTGAAGCCGCCGAGAATCAGCGAAACCAGCGCGACTACTAAGGGCATCCATTCCATCTTCATATCCAATTCACGGTTAAATCGCGCCCGGTGCGAGCCCGTGAATTCGAGTGTGGCGTCACGACATAAACGAAAAAGCCGCCTCGAAAGGCGGCTTCTTGACCGGATTGGAAACTGGCTTTATGCGGTGGCCGCGAGCGCGTGCCGCGCGAAGCGAACGACGTCGTACATGGAGTTCGGATCCTCGCGAAACGCGCCTATATAGCCGATCGATAGCAGGCAGGCCTCCGAGCACCAGTATTTGTCCTTCGCGTCGATTGTCGCCGGCCGCAGCACGAAGCCGAACAGGCCGATGTAGTCGTAGGCCTTTCCAACGCGCGCCTCAAACCACGCGCGCGCCGCGGCGACGTCGCCGGGCCCGTCGACAATGTCCCAATCGCTCGCCGGCAACGACTGTCCGGTGGCGATCCGCACGCCGGTACCGGGCACCGACGACGCGATGGTGTACGTGCCGCCCGCCTCTTCCTCGAGGATCGCCTCGACGTGCGAGTAGGTGCCTCGCATCCACCACGCGATGAACTTATCGAGCAGTGTGGCGTTGCCTTTATAGAAGGCGAACTTCATCACCAGGTGATCGCCTGCACGGCGGCGATGGTTGTGCAGGCCATCACCTTAGCGGCGAGCGTCGCATTCTTCGCCTGCAGCGCGAGAATCGCGGCCTTGAGATCGCGGCCCACCTGAATGATCTGCGCAGCCGTGTGCTCCGTCCACGCCCATGTGCCCGAAGAGTCGGCGCACCAAAACTCGGTCGTCCACAGTTCCCACTGCGCATCGCCGTCGTTCACGAGCGCGTCGGCTGTCGCGGGCCATGCTGGCTCCGTCTCACCCGTGGTGCCGCCCACGACGCACAGATAGGGAACGCCGCCCGCTAGGCGAACAGAGCCTGCAACAACCACGGCCGATGCAGCCCACGAAGGATCGCCCTTCGCAACGAGCGCATCTGTCACCGACGCATTAAGGTTCGCCTGATCGGTCGCTTTCGTGGGGTACGTGTGCGCGGTGCCAAGAGCGCTCGATACGGCTCCAGAGACAATCGCAGCCGCGCACGAGGCCGAGAGAAGCGCAACCTGCGACGCCTGCGCAGCCGCCAGCAACTGTGCGTCCGTCGGAGGAGGAATAACAGGAGGCACGACAAGCGCACCATTTACCACCGTATAGCGCGGGTCCGCTACGCACGCCCGCCATTGCGCGTCCGTCAGCGCGATAGTGGGGGCTCCCTGCGGTGCGGGGCTGATCGAGTCGTCGTAAAAGGCAATGATGTTGCCCGATGCGTCATACGCTGCGCGTTTTTGGCTCATGTTATTTACCGTCCCAAAGCAATCCATAAAGTCGGCGCGGAGCCAAACCCGCCGCCCGTCGCGCCAGTGTTGCCTATGTACCCATAGACAACAATCTGAGTCTGATTTAGCGAATAAACGCTGGCCACGTTGTTGCCTCCGCCCGAGAATCCAGCGGCAGCGGCAAACGACTGGATAGGAAATGCGATTGGCAGATTCTGCGTCATCACTCCGTTAGTGGAGACGCCATTCCCCCACTGGATAATCAGCCCGCCCAGCCACGTGGGGAACGCGATATACCCGCTAGCACCATAACTGGCAGCAAACCCAGCCCGCAGCTTTTTAGGCGTCACGATGGTGGCGTCGTCCGTGCCTGCGTTCGTCACCGCCTGCGTGGCAACCTTCGCTGTGCCTTGCACAGTTTCCGTTGCCTGTTCGGCCTTGAACCAGCCAGTCGTCGTCAACTTGTTCGAGTTGTCGCCGGCCGCTGGCGGATTGCCGTGCGTGATGTTTCCCGACGAGTCCGCCGTCAGCCACGCAGCCAGCGCGGCAAGAATTGCAGAACGTGCGCCCATTATTGGACTCCAATGAAATCAGGTGCCGTCGGCAGCGCGACGTGCGGGAAACCATCGGCGGCCGGCAGATCGCGCAGCGCGGCGCGGTACTCGCCGAGCGCCTGAACCTGATCGACCGTCAGCGTGGTCTTTTTGGAAAACACCGACTCGTCCATGTGCCGCTGAACGAGCCAGTCGGTCGCGCCGAGCGCCGCGTCGCGTTGTGCGCGCAACGAAGCCGCGAGTTCGTCGTCGGACGGCGGTGCCGGATCAACGAGAAGCGGCAAGCCCTTTTCGCAGAGTTTCATGCGCTTGCCGGCGCTCTGCCCTTCGAGCAGCGCAACGTGGTGCGCGTCGTCAATTGCTACGGCATCCGATGGAATCGAGTCGCCGTGCCACTCGTCGTCGTAGAAGCCGATCACAAAGCGATCAGCGTCGAGGTGTGCGTATTTTTGGCTCATGTTTAGTATCCGAAAAGAATGAAGCGCACGCCCGCCCCATTCACCGCCGCACCGGATGTATTCACTGCGTAAGCAGTGGCCTGCGTGGTGGTAGCGTTACCGGCATTTACTATGACTGCGGAAAGACTTCCTGCGGCATAGATCGCAACGCAGTTAATGCATGCATTCGGGAATGCGAGCGGATTGGTGAGCGTAGCGATGCCACTCGAATTTGTTGCGGCAGTACCCCACTGGATAATCAGCCCGCTTGGGAGCTTCTGATAGCCGTTGGAGGCGAGGGAGGAACCGAACGCAGCGGACCAGCCCAGCGCCGTGCTACCCGTGATAACTTCCCAAATCCCCTTGCCGTTGAAAATGCCGAGAAAGCAAAGACCAATAAAATCTCCCGCGTTGAGACCAATCCCCGTCGCCGTAGACGAACCGCTTCCAATCGCAATAACATCGGTGCCGGCTGTGTAAAGGCTTGTCGTTCCCGACGACATAATCCAGAAGGCCGCTCCGGCCTGCAAAGCCGAACTGGATGGGAGGGTCACGGACCCGCCTTGCGCCTGAATAAAACTGCCTGCCTGCGACGCGGTAAGAACCGTAGCCCCACTGACAGGAGTTTGAATCGCCGTCTGGAAATTGCCGAGCGCACGCTGCACAAACGCCGTCGTCGCCAGCTTCGTGCTGTTATCGAACTGCGCGGCCGTGACGCCGGTATCGCCTCCCGCCAGCATGATCGGCCCGCTGAACGTACCGCCTGCGAGCGTCATCGCATTCGCAACGGTGAACGAAGCGAAGGCGATGATTTCGACATCATCACCAGCCACGCAGCCAGCGCCGCCGTTGTATGCGGTGAGCGTCACGGTCGCGCTATCGGTGGCCGTGATATCCGACGGAGCCTGTACGGCACCGTTGACGAGCACCAGCACGTTTCCGACCGTATAGACGCCGTTGAACACCTTCTGTCCGGCGGTCGCGGTGAACGAGTAACGCGTGAACGAACTGGACGAGGCCGCACCCGCGAGCACGATGTTCGTGGCATCGCTGTACGCGACCACGGACTGATTCTGCGGGACGATCGCCGTCGCGCCACCGGAGCCCGCGACGCCGATTCTCAGCGTGTACGAGCCGGTCGTATTATTCGCGAAAATGTACTGGCCGGTACCGGCGGGCACATTGACCGTGATCGCCCCGGTGAGCGCACCAGTAAGCAGGATGATCCCGACGCCCGCCTGCGCCGCCGTGAGGGTCACGTTAGCACTGCCCGCCACGTTGACCGTCGTTGCGCCGTTCTTCGCGGATTGAACGAACGCCGTTGTCGCAACCTGCGTCGTGCTGGTGCCAGCGGTCGCGGTCGGCGCCGTCGGCGTGCCAGTCATCGCCGGGCTGATAAAGTCCGTCACCTGCTGGTAGACGTTCGTCCCGTCACACCACAGGTTCTGCGAGCGGCCCTGCGTGACAAGGACGCCGGTACCGGATGCTGTCTTTACGGTGAGCGTGTAGGCACCCGACGTGCCATTCACGACGGTCCACTTCCCGGCCGCCGGCACAATCACGGCGATATTCGCGGTGAGCGCGCCCGTCAGATTCAGGACGCCATTACCGGCCTCTACAGCCGATAGTGTGACGTTGGCGCCGCCAGCGACGCTCTTCGTCAAAGTGCCGTTGACCGTGCCCTGCACGAATGCCGTAGTCGCGATCCTGGTGGAGTTGTCACCGAGGGCGGGCGTGGGCGCCAGCGGCGTGCCGGTGAGATGCGCAGAGTCGAGCGGCGCGACCGTCGAAGGAATGACAGCGCCGCTGAGCAGCTCGTTCAACTCCTGGTACAGCCATGCGGTGCGATTCGCCAACTGGAGAATCGGCTCGTTCGAGAGCCCACCGACGCCGCCTTGTACGGGGTCGTTGATCTCGAGTTGATAAATGCCGGTTTCGTAGGTAGCGGTTTCTGGTTGAAATGCCATTTTCGCGCCCTTAGAACGAGATCACCCAGGTACCACTGAGCGTGATATCTGTGTCTTTGTTGAGGGCCGTCGAACGGATCTTTCGTGCGTAGAGAACGCCACCCGCAGTCAGCAGGCCGAACTCCAGAATCGCGATGCCGTTCGCCTCGGTCGTGCCGAGCGCGAAAGGAAAGCTCACCTGGTTGGCCGCCGGATAGGTGGGAGTGCCGACGTTGTTCACGTACGCGCCAGTGAGCGCAGAGTTGCCGAACGCCGCCGCAGTGCCGTTCGTGCCGAAGCCGATCTGCGTAACGCTGCGGTTGGTGACGTCGCCGCCGAGCAGGCGCGCGTGGGTCACCTGCGAGCCGACGACGATCAGGTTGTTATCTTCGACCTGCTCGATGAGCCGGCCTTTATGGAACACGCTGTACGACAGCACGCCGTGAGGCTGGCGGTCGAGGTCGTCCCGTAGATGAAGTTGCACGCGAACCTCCGAATTGATGAGGTTCAGTTTCGCGTCACGACTTGCTACAGCGACTCCGTCACAACCTGCCCGCCCATGTGCTTGATCACGCCGTTGTAGCTGCGCACGCCGTTGTGCTTGTAGTTGTACGAGATGGTGATCGACTCCGCGTCCGAGGGCGGCGTCAGGGTGTCCGAGAAGGCTCCCATCTGAAGCGCCATCGTTGACATTGCCTCCGTCGGAGGCGTCAGCGAGTCGGACAGCGTCATACCGACTGACAAGGCGAGATTGCCGCCGTCGGTGGGTGGCGTCAGCGTATCGGTTAGGACTGATCCCGTGAGCGCGATAGAGCGCATGTGCGTGCCGGCCGCGCGCAGCGTATTGACGAGCGAAATGACCGTCGACTGGAACGACGAGAGATCGCCGCCCGTGATGAGGTCATAGGCGTAAGTCACGTCGAACAGGCCATACACGTTCGTGTTGACCGCGTCGTGCTTGATCGAGCCGTCGTGCTTGTGGTCGCCGTTATAAATGTTGCCAGTCACGCCGCGAAGCACGACGTCTGTCACAGTGGCCTGCTGCCCCGTCCAGGTCTCGATCGCCTGCTCGATCGCAACGTTGTTGCTCGCCGGCCGGATCACTGTGGCAATGATTCGCGGCCCGTACGAGGCGTCGCTTTCGTTCGTGAGCCGCGGCACAGCATAGTAGGTGCCGAGCAGATCGAGCCAGATCGTGTCCGCGGTCGTCGTCTGCATTTCTGAAGCGAGACTCTGGATCGACGCCTCGGCGGCTTTCAGTTCGGCCGCGTTCGCCTCCATGTACGCCCACAGGACATTCGAGTAGCCGTACAGATCGCCACCGCCGGATGCCGAGATGTCACCGGTCGCGTCCAGCAGCACCAGCGCCGAGAGCGCCTTATTTTCAGCGCTCAGGTATGTCGTCGTATAGCCCGGCTGCGCCGCGATGAAGCTCACCAGCGCATCGAGCGTGTATGCCGACAGGTCGATGGAGAGATCAACGCCACGGCCGCCAGAGACGGTCGTGGTTAGCACCCCATCAGCAACCGTCCACGTCATCCCGTCGCCGGCATAATCAATCGAGAGCGCGCGGAATTCGAGCGGGTCTTTATTGAAAACCCGGTTCAGGTAGCCGAGCAGCGTCTTGGTAAGTTTCATCAGTCAGACGCCTCGGTGAACGTGAACGTGCCGGGCATGATCTTCTGTCCGGTCGTCACTGCGGTGTTCCCCACCGGCGCCGTCAGGGTCACATCTGCGACGCCATCGACAGCCATGATCAGCGCGACCATTTCCGAGCGGATCGCCGAAGCGTTGATGTCGAGCCCTTGCAGGTAGGTGTAGAGCGCAGACTGGACGGCGGCCGAGACGGTGGCGAAGTCGTACGTGTCGATATCCGACAGCGTAATCACGCCTGTGACGGCCAGCGGCACCTCGGTTGCGATGTAGATATTCACCGGCACGCCTGCGGCCTTGTAGCCAGCCACCTTTGTGCCGTCCGCTTTCGTGTAGCCCGCAATCACCTGCTTGGCTTGCGCGAGAAGCGCGCTCGATGTGTTGCCGACGCCGTTATGAATGTAGGCATTGACGAGCGCAATCGGCTGCGTCGCGTCAGTCAGATACGGCTCAACCACCTTGTAGAGCTTTACCTGCTCGCCGATGTTGCCGGCGCTGTCGGTCACGTTGACCGTTGAAAGGCCGTATTCAATGCCACCGTTCGTGCCGCGTGGCAGCGTCGAGATATAGGCGTTGAACCGGATCAGGCGCTCGGCGTCGGTTTCAGCATCACGCCCGTTCACGAACGCGGAGAGATTCGTCGCGCTGACGAACCCGGTGATCGCCGGAGTGGACGTGAAACTCGCACCGGCCGCGATATTCGTCGCGGTGCCAGTAACGGTCGCCGTAACGGCCACGTCAGCGTACGAGCTACCCGCCGGAATTGAGACATCTGAATCCGCCGTATAGACCGTGCTGGTGGACGTAGACGGGAACTGAGTGCCGGCAGAAATAAGGGTGACCGTGGACTGCGCGGTGATATTGACGCGAATGGTTCCAGTCGCCGCGAGTGCGGCCAGCGCGGCGAAGTTGAATGAGTTGTAGACCGACACAGGAATGGCCGCGGTGACCATGTTAAAAGCCTGCTGGTACAACTCCTCAATCTCGATGGCGGGCGCTTCTACCAGCGTGCGGCCCACCGCGCCGACGTTGAAATCGGTGATGGTCGTTTGAGTGGCCTTCATGCGGTTCAGCATGGAAGCACAGATGCTCACGAAGTTTTTTAACTGAAAGCTCGCCACCGGCCCACCTCTGAAGAATCCTTTGTGGGCATGGTCGCGTCACGACACCGCGCGCGGCGCTTAAGTGGTCGTGCTTGCCGTGACGGCCTCTCCGATAACCGGCTGCGCGGCGACGGTCACAGTGATGGAGTCGCCCACCGACGAGGCGGTCGCGCTTTCCACATTCTTGATTCGGGCGTCGGCGGCAACTGTGCTCTTTGCGTATTCCGCCGCAAGCTGCTGCGACGTCGGCCCGACGACCTTACCGAGGATTCGCCGGATGAGCGTGCCGTACGTCGGGTGATACAGGAGTTCGTTCTGGTCGGTCGCGAGCGCATTTTTTAGCGCCTGCTTGAGGTTTGCCACGCCCGAGACGGTGTCGAAGTCGCCACCCGTAACGGACAGGAAGCCGTCGGCCGTAAGCAGCATGTCGGTGCCGAAAACCGTCGACGGATCCGGCTGCGCCGACGCGGCGCTGGTGGCCGGAAGCACGATATGCGTCGTGCCGTTGAGGATGACGTAATCCGACGCCTCGGTCGGGTCGTCGGTCAGGTACGGCGGCTGAAGGTTGTTCAGCGCAACGAGCGTGGTCCACTTCGACGCGTCGCCCAACTCGCGCAGCGCCACGCGTTGCAGCGTGTCCCCGTAGCGCGAAAGGACGAAGCGATAACCGACCAGTTCCTTATCGAAAATGCTCATGCGTTCACCGTCACGCCGGAATTGATGACCTTCAGGTTCGCCGCGATGCTCGCAGTCGACATCGGCGAGAGGACCGGGTCCGTGTTATTGATCGTTTGCAGCGCCGTCACCGCGTCAGCCGTCGCGGTGATGACCGGCGCCGCCGGCTTGCCGATGACGTCGTTGAACGGGTTCGTCCCGCTCGTCGTGTAGACGCTCGCCGCAGAACCGCCCGCCGTCGATGAGCAGTTGCTCGCGCCGAGCAGCGTCGAGTAGTCCGGATAGGTGTTCGTTTTCGCGACCGCGTTCTTCAGCACGCAATAGACGTTGGAAAACTGCCCGGCCGTGGCCATGATCTGCGCCTTGATTGCCGTCGGCAGACTGGCGATGCTCGAGAGCGTCTGCATCACCTGCATCCCGGCGCGCGCGATCGACTGCGCGGTGCTCAGGACGTTGGACACGATGGCGGTGGCCGAGTTGATTACGCCCACGACGGCGTTAAACGCGTTCACGGCGAGACTTACAAACGCTTTCACCGGAGCAACAATGTTCGTGTTCACCCACGACGCGATGTTGCCGATCGTCTTGGTAAGCGAGGTGACGGCCTTCGCGAGTGAATCGAGCCCGAGCGCACTGAGCGCAGACGCGAACGCGCTCGAGGCCGTCGTCGCCGGGATCGGCAGGCCCGTGGTCATCATCGCAATCTGATACTGCATCAGCAGCGGGCGCGACTTCGAGCGGCGAAGCACAAACGACATGGGGATAACCACGTCCGTGGTCGAGTCGAGCGCATCGGCGAAGGTCAGGGAGACGCCACCGGGATCCACACCTGCCGCGCGCGCCGCGTTGCGAGCGGCATGCCAGTCCGTGTAGACCAGCTTTTTTAGCTGGGCGAAAAGGTCCATGCCGTCCGACGATACGGATCCGCGCCAGCCGGTGTGGCCGGAAATATTGATCTGCGCAAGCCCGGGCCCAAAGTCGTCAGCCCACGCCCCGCCTAGCGTCTGTTGCACCGACACGCGCGACATTTCCGTGCGCGTGAGCTCTTCCGGCCGGATATTCAACGACATGCTCGTCACCGAGCCGCCGCCCGTGGCATTGTCGGTAAGCACAAAGCTGATCGGCCGGTCGCCCGCCTTCTGGCTCGCCGGCGCAAAGACCGACGACAGAGGCGAGACTTGCAGCGAGGAAAGGGAGATCGTCATGCTGCGAGCATGGCGTCACGACCCGCGCGCTATACTCTGCGCGTTTTGTCTGAATAACCGGGGTTTTAGATGAAAAAGACCGTCTTTATGGCGTTGCTTGCCACCTTTGGAATGGCTGCGCACGCCGGGCCTGTAGTGCATGCAAAAGCCAGCGCCGCGCCCTTCGCATACAGCGAGGAACCCGGCATGCGTATCCTCTTTTACAAGAAAGCGTGCGACGTGCCCGGCATCTCGAAGGAGTGGCACTACGCGGTCTACCATCACCCCTACGGCTACAACTCCGGATGCTGGCGTCCCTTGCGGGACCACCCCGGTAATCTGGCGGAGGTGTGTCCCACCAGCAAGGACGACAGCGGCGCAGTGGAGATGGGTAACGCCTGCATCGCGGCAGGCGGTCGCGGAGTCTTTGCAGGCGACCCCGAAGCCCGCCCCTACTAGCCGGCGATCGGCGGATCCGTTTCGCTGCTGCCAGACTGGACGCCGTGCTTGTGGCCGGAAACCTTGACGC